ATTATTATTATTAATATTATTATTATTATGTCTCGCTGTAGCGAGGGGGGGGGTCTCGCTGTAGCGAGGGGGGGGGTCTCGCTGTAGCGAGGGGGGGGTATTAGTATTCGTTATTTCCATTTTATCTATTTCTGTAGATAAAACATTCACTATAAATCTCTGTTCGCCTTTTATAACTCTTTTCATCACTCCTGCATTTTCAAAGAATTTAAAAGCATGGGAAATAGTAGAATCTGATTTCATCCCTGTTCTTTCTTTAATCGCTTCATTAGAAAGATAGCAAGATTTACCGCTATACCAAAAATGGAAAATAGTTTCATAAAACTTTAACAATTGAATTGTTAAACCTTCTAATTGCATTATTTGATTTGGAACAGTAAAAAATGATTGTTGATAATTACTCATTGGATGCCACTCCTTGACCTGGGTATATTTTACGTAAAATAGATAATGTTTTTTCTATTGATAAATTAAAATGCTCGGCTATTTGTTTGAAGCTAACTATGGAGGTATTTAATGATTGAATATAAGCCCATACACCAAGAGCTTCCAAATCATCAAATTTCTGAATTTCTTCATTTGAAAATGTTGTAAAGGACGATTCTTCCTTAGTTATCGTTTGAAAATCTAATTTTTCGATACTCATAAAAATTCTCTCCGTATAAATTTTAAACAATAGAAAACAACGCCTCCGAGTGGAAGCGTCGCATTTTTGAGAAAAAGTGAAATAAAGTTGAAAATACCCCGTCTGGGGTCTTGTGCCGTGGTGAAGGCTAAGTTACTATTTTGCCCATATCGGGCAGTTAAGCGCTCGCTAGCACAGACTCTCCAACCAAGAAGATAGGTGCTGGCGGGCGAACCCGCTAATATCATAATCAAACCCTGTATAAAAACAATCCAACATCTCGCTCGCCTTGAGCTTCAATGCAACTTTTTTCAGTAATAGGTAAAAAACCCCGTATAGCGCAAGAGAATGGCCTAAATTCGAGAGATTGTAAAGAGGTAATGGGGTAGGGAGGCAATAGGCCAGAATTGAACTGGCTAGAAAACCTGTTTCACGCGCTAGTTAATGATGGCCGGTTTTCGTTGCTAGCACCTGCGTGTCACGTCCACGCCGCTATTGCCATAAATTGGTGGCAAGCAAAGGACTTTCACCCTCCGTCCCTTTTGGGGTCGTGTACCGCTCGCCGTAAACTATTGGCCTATTTTCCCTAGGCTCCCTTCTTGGTGCTTACGTTCTCACCAGAGAGGCTAAGTATCGTCAGCCAAGAAAATTATATCATGAGTATCTGAAATGCGTTGACTTATTTTTAATATTCAATAATATCCGCAATATAATAATTATTAAAAAGGGTTCAGAATGTCCAAAGAGGATAAAACAGGAAAAGATGTAAAGTGCAGAGTGTCCAAAGAAGTCTGGAAGAAACTAAAAGTTCTTTCAGTGATGAAAGAGATAAAAATGTCAGAATTGGTCATTCAGGTACTTGAAAGCTTTGTTAGCAAGAAAAAACTTGAAGGAGAAGAAGTATCATGAAAACATTAATTGTAGCTACATTAATCTTTATATCAGCAATAACACCAGTAATGGCCGGAAATAATGGTAATCCAGTAAAATGCAGTCCAGAAACGCCACATGATTGTGAATAAATAATGTTATTCTATTTAATATCCACAATTATAGGCAGTTATTTCTTAATTAGCACTATTGGACTTATATCACCAAAAGCTGCAAATATATGTCTTAAATTATATAACAACACGGAAAGTAATATTGAGAGAAATAAATTTACATGGGTTTTAACGCTCACATTATTTATGATCTATTATTGCTATCTTTGGTTTAATGTTTAGAATTCATGGCCGAAGATACTATTCAATGCTCCGGCTAATTACCATGCACAGAGCGAATGGGAAAATAGGCCACCAAATAAATAAAAAGGATAATGAAAATGAGTAAAATGTTCCTTGTGAAAAGTGATCATGAGAGAGAGGATATAGGAGATATTATTATTAATCTCGATAAGATTTTAACAATTAGATCAGCCATTAAGAATGATGAGTATGTATTGGTAGCCGATTATACTTCAGATGATCATGTTAGAGCATGGTTTAGAAGTAAGGAAAACTTAATTGCCACACTAAAAAGTATTCTTGTAGCGATGGATTCTGATCCTAATATTGCAGATGAATATGTTTTAATGAAGGATAGAGGAAATGATAAGACAGAAAAAGTTTTGTCCGCTTTAAAAGAGTTAAAAGGAAAACTTGAGAATATAAAATAGTTTATGGTCGGTTGAATATTAGAACTAGAAGTGCATTTAATTATTATATTGAATGATGAACACACTTACTTATTTCTGATTCAATCGGCCACCAATTGTATTCAATTACAATAATCTATGCCCACATTTGGAACATATTATGTTGAAGCGGATACTTCTAAATATCGACCCATCGGGATAATAGGTGTAATTGTAATCATCTAGATCATCTTTTTTATAATCGTGCCCAGACCACCAGCATTTAAGCCTACCTAGAATTCTCATTTATTTCTTTTTCATCCTTATCGGCACATTCCTGTGAGCAGTAAATGTAATAACCGCCTGGGTCACGATTCTCATTGACATCCTTTCCGCAATATCCACACCAGAAATCATCATTAGGATCTGCATCTATTGGTCTAGCCATAAATTAGTCTCCAATAAAACATAATTACATTCCTATAGAATCTTGTGAAAATACCAGGTTTTTTAGCGTCAGATTCTTTGGTAGCCCATAATGAAAAACAATTAGAGCATCGGTATTCTGTTATATATTTATATCCAGTGTCTGTTATCTTGTTTTTATTAGATATAAAGTATCCTTGTAATTTACAGGTATGGCATTTAACTTCGTTTAAATCTATGACCGTTGCCATCACATATTCTCCAGAAACCATTTATCTAAACTATCAAACAATTGTTGAGGACTAAACCCCATACCTTGACCATCATGAGTTCTTAGAAAGTAAGGACAACTATTATGAAAATTAGTATCGATTATATAAAATTGGTCTGAATTACTAGGGTTGATTATTTTTATCTGTAGACTCATTTAATTCATGCTCTTTAGTAATTCTTTAGAAATTAACTCGGCATCTCTTTGTGCTTTGATTATTTGTCTGATAGATAGACAAACTTGCTTTATAATCTCTTTATGCCATCCTTCTAGCCCATTATTTCTTTCTAAAGTAAATGCAATCATCTGCCAAACCTTGAATATATCATCCTGGCTCAATTCTTTTCCTGTCCTTCCGTCAGCAGACATAATCATTTGAGAATATGATCCATCTTCAGGAAATAATATGGATACAACCATCATCGCATCGCAAAGACCGTCATGTTCGCCTTTTATATCCTCTTTTGAAAAGTTACCTGCTACTGCATCCCATGAGTATTTTAGATTATATTTTTTATCTTTCATTATTCTTTCTCCGGTGGATTCGGAAGTGGCATCCAATGAGTTACTTTATAATAATATGAAGATTCGCAAAAATGAGTTACTTGCCAAGGATCTTCTTTTCCAGTGTATTTTCCTGACTGAATACCAGTTTCATAATATCCTGCACAACCATGATCAAAAACCAAGACCTGCTGTCCAATTTCAGGCAATCTTATTTTAACGCTTATCCAAGGAGCATTAGCAGTGCAATCATTGCAATTAGGCTGCAAATATCCTAAATCACCTGTATTTTCAGGCGTTAGAACTTTCTGGCACATTCCGCAAATTCTCGCCATATTACCCATTTTGAATACATCTTTTGGCAGCACACTAGTTTTAACTGTCATTAGCCATCCTTTTTATGTAATTCAGCTTCTTCTATTATGTGGGCTTTAAAATCTTCAATAAAATCCCAAACCGAAAACTTAGCGATAATATTACTATCTTGGCTATCAAGAGAATTTAAGACCATTTCGATAGCCGCATCAAAACCCTCCCAAAAAATAATATCGCCTTTTTTACATTCACTCATTAGGCAACTCCGGCAATTCCATCCAGTGTGTAATTTTCAATTTCTTCTCATCATTCGTTAATGGCACAGAAACATAATGATAGCAAACATTCCAGCCTTTTTCATCGCGGTGACCACAGACAATATCTTTCTTAATTACTTGTCCATTCATGCGATAGATTTCAAATATAAACATGACTTCATGGTAAATATCGGGGAGTCGATCTTTTACGCTGATCCATTTGTTCATTATTTATTCCTTAAATATAGGTGGATAATTCATGGATAGAGTTTTGATAAAATGCTCTAATAAATGTCCTTTGTGAAAGTTTAAGTCTCTTTCTATAGAATTAAGATTAATTAATATGAACATACAAAGAGCATCAAATAACTCACTTACTTGTAAATTATCTTCAACAAATGGGAGTAAAGCAGCCGTTAATGCTTTCCCTACTTCTCTTATTTTCTTATCACTGTCCATTATTTACCTCATCATATAATTACCGATAATTAACATTATCGGTAATGGAAAATCCTTATTTTAGTTTAACTTCTATTCATTAACTCTATTATTATTCTTATATTGCTCAAATCTTAAAGTTATACACAAGCAGAGTTTATTTTATACAGGGATTATTCTGGTTTTGTGGATAAAGTACCCTCTTTTGCTTGCTTCATGCTTTCATTTAATCTGTCAGCATTTGCTTTACTTTTTAATAAATATTCAGTTTAGTCTGCATTTTGCCAACCTACTTTATTCAAACGTTCAAAATCCAGATAAGGTTCCACTTTTTTAAATTCAACATCATTCATCATTTTATCAATATTATGAAAACCAATGTCAGCCATGTATAAAAGGACTTTATCCGGCTCATCAGGAATTTTAATTGTAAGACAACCGCCACCAATCAAACATTTTACATCTTCCTCATCTAATCTAATTCTTAATACATTCATTATTCACCTATAGATTACCGATTATTTTATCTCTTCTAGGATCGGGATTTGCTTCCCAATATAGAAGCATTTGAACCTGGATTCCCTTTAATCTATTCCTTTCAATAGCATCTTCAATCGAATTTAGATCAAATTTAATAAGATTTAATTTCTTGTCAAATTCTGATGGTTCAGTACACATTATACAGAAAGATAAATCCCCAGGCTTAGGCTTGCCGTTTTTCTTAAACAATAAAGTCGATGCGTCACAAAGATAACCGCAATAGGGACAGTAATTTTCTTTTCTGAAGCGATTATCTTTCATTTATTCTTTTCCTATATTTTCAGCATCTTCATAAAGATTTTTTCTATACTCTAAGAGATTTTTAAATACGGATGGTTCCAAGCCAACCCAATGATTGCCACTTTCTCTTTCTGTACTGAGAACAATATGATATCCGTCAAAATTCACATATAACCCATCCCCTAAATGCATTTTTTTTGAATATCTTTCGATAAAATCTTCTCTTTTCATTTACTCCATACCTCCACCATTTCATAGAACTTATAAAGGTTCGCTTAAAAATCCTTCAGGCAAAAATATACCTCTTTCCAAAATATCGCATGTAACCAATTGTGTGAACCATCCGCATCTTTTATCAAAACAATTATGTTCATCAGGATAAAAGCCCGTAATAATGCCAAAATTATTATTTTTTTCTCCTTTAAACATATCATAAGATTGCTTAATAACAGTCATTAGGTCGGTCATATTCTTAACTATAACAGTGGTCTTTAATGAATCATCCAATTGACCACGGTGAAACCTAAATAAAGGCATTTTATGTTACTCTCCTATTCCATCTCTCTATAGCCTCATCCTCAGAATAAAATCCATGCTGCTCAATCTCGCAATTGTCGCATCTTATCCAGAATCCATCGCCCTGTTTAGCGCCAATCTCAGAAACATACATTTCAGCTTCACTACCGCAGAATGGGCATGATTTTAATTCGCTCATTCCGGTTTATCCAAATGTTTATAGTAAAGCTCATGCAAATGAACTCCGGCAGCATTGCTTATATCAAGAAGTTCTCTGTATATGTAGTCTCTATTTAGATCGCCTGATTTAATTGAATTTAGTAGCTGTGATATTTGACCAACTACCTGGCCAATACATAAGGCCAATCTCTCCATTCTTAAGTTAATTTCATTGTGCAGCATTCGTACTCCTTATATGCTTTCAGCAATTCTTTATCTAGCCTAATATTAGTTTTTATTTCGCCTATCATAATCACCCATATATAAAACACGTTAGATAAACAAAACCCGATACCCCCGCCATTAACCCACTCGAACTGCGTATTTCCATCGATTAGTGGCACTAAATTAAGTATGATAGCCATTATATTTAAGGCTAATAAAAAGTAATTCGTCTTAAGCAGTTTTCTATCTTTCTCGATAGACATTTCTAATAATTCAATTTTAAAGTTATCCATCATTATCCATCCATTGTTTTATTGTTTTGATTAAAGATCATCAATTCTTCTAACTATTTCTCTTAAAACAACTCGTAAATCTCTATCCATTGCATTAATGGCATCAATAATATTGGCTATATAATATTGAATATTTATTTCAGCAATCTTTTTACCTTCATTTTCAGCCTCTCGCCAAGGATTATCTAAAAGCGTCATTTTTTCTCCTTTTTTATTCTTATATTCCATAGTTCGGCAGCTTTTTCCGAAGTTACAGCCCAATCTGATCGAGCGCAACATTGGCTACATTCAATATAAGCATGATTTTTATCATGCGGTGTCAATAATTCAGGTGTAGATCCACAAAAAGGACAATTTTTTAATTTAATATCGCTTCTCATTTCTGAACCTCTATTAATTTATTCTCAATCAAATATATCAGCATCTTGGCCAAAGCATTAGCTGGATTATCATCCCATATATTACTAGTTAATTGCTTTCCAATTGGTAAATCAGAAAACCTGAACGTATCGCATTCATAATTTACAGAGTAGACACGCTTTAAATCATCCAGGTTATTTGTTTCTGTAAGAATCATCATTTCCATTTTAAATCTGTATGTATTGAATGGCTCGTCTTGTTTAGTGTCAACCATGCGAGGCAATAAATATAATAATTCGGCAATGGTGAAGGCAGCACATTCTCTATTATTTAAGTAATTAGTAGGCCAAACTTCATATTGACCAGTTAATTTAAGCCAAGAGAAATAACTATTTTGTTTCACCCCAATAGTTAATAGTTTTTTCGCTAACTCAAGACTACATACTTGCTCACTTAGGTTCATAAAGTTTATTCTCGATTAGATAAATGAGCATCTTTGCGCGGGCATTGGCTTCGCTTGTATCTAAAAATTCTTTCTTAATAAAGTTAGGCTGCATACGCATATAAACACAATAATATGTCTTTGGTGTCAATAATGTCGTGGGTTTATTATTTTCGTCAACATTCCATTCAGGGTCTGTAGCATAAAAAAATTGTTCGGCTGGATAACCGCCAATCATTATTATAAATGGAAGCATCTCACCCAATTCAGCAACGGTGAAGGCTGAACATTGTTCATAATCAGAAGCTTTACCCTCTGATAGGCTCCAATCATCATTACACATTAAACATCTTTGCCAATAGTAAAGACTATTTTTTTCAACTTTTAATTCCTTCAACCGCTTTGCAAGGTCTAAACTTACTACTTGTGACTCAAGATTCATAAAATCACCAGTAAAGATGTAATATTAAGATGGTCATGCTAATAACGAAAAATGCAAAACTTAATAGCAAAAAGATAGCAGTATAATCTTCAAGATCTAATTTCATTTAACTTCCCCATGAAACTCTAACCATAAATGTTCTGCAGCCATTTTTACTAAATCATCGAATCCGGTCACATTCTCAATAGGCTGCATAAATCTACTTGCAGCGAAGTGTAACCCTATTCTTATTCCATGCTCATAGCCTTTAGCAAAGCTTTCATCTTTCATATATCAATCCCAAATAATTTAATTCTTTTCCATCTTACTGTGATAATTAATCATTTCTTCGCAAAGTTTAATTGCAGATACATGGATACCTCTATAGGATTTATATATAGATTCATCATCGGGTAGCAATTTGTAAAGATCATCTAATCTTTTCATAAATTCAAAATAAGCTCTCTGCAATTCTTTTTCATCTATCTCAGTGAATTGTTTTTTCATATATCAATCCTGATCAATTTATCGCACTTCATATCGCCCTTTTCTGCCATCTCTAATAAGCAATGCCAACATGCCACGAATGGCTCAGGATGCTCCATTATCAATATCCTCTTCTTTTCTGATAGCCACATTTTTTTATTGCAATGATTACAGGTCACTAATTTGCATCCAGGTTGATCAGTAGGCGCGATAGGAAAGTCCTTAAGGGGCATTCCAGGGATGATAAATAAATGTTCATCATCCATCGCTCTTAGCCTTATTGAAATTCAAAGAGCAACATTCTATGTCATATCCAAGATAATCATACAAAGCATTATAGAATGGCTCCAATATTTCTGCATTTTCAAGTTGTATAGGTGTTTTCATGTCAGTGACAAAAATATAAATGCAATCAGCCACTCGGTTAATGTAATAGACCTTATCAAAATCAATCCAAAATTCATCTGTGATTTTAGTTATCATTCCGTATCACCTTGTTTTTTTAGCCATTCCCGATATCCATGAATATTCTCGGCTTGATCAATCATTTCTTCGAGCTCCCCAATATAATTTAACATACTGATGCCTTTATATCGTTTTGCAGTAAGAACAGCAGTTTCTAGACCTAAAATATAGGCTCTCACTTCTTTAGGATTGAGATTCATTTCTTGTCCTTGTTTTCACATTCTTTATGCGAAAAATATCTATCTTCCGATGTATATTCATTATCAGGTTGGAAATGAACGTCTACTTTTTCAGATTCAATATCATTATATGAGATGAATTTTCCACAAACAAAACAATTAATCATTTCTTACCCTTATTAGCTTTCCACCATTCTTGAATATCATCATCTAACCAGTCAACTGATTCACTATGTTCCCAATGATCATCCTTCATGGATTGTAAATGAGATAAAGTTCTTTTAAGCATATCAGTGAGTTTATCTATTTCTGCTTTTAAATCACATTGCATATTTAGATCATAAGCTTTGCAGGCTTCTTCCATTGTTTTATCAGGGTTGAATATCATCTAGCACCTGAAATCTTTAGGATGGACGTTTCTGCATTTAGGGCATCTGAAATAGGCCATTAATTGATGAAACATTTTTTGTCCTCTCTTTAATTATTACCTATCTTTTCTTCGTGTTGCTTAAACCAATGCTCAAATTTATCTACATTAAAAAGCACCTTCCCTCCGATCTTAAATACACAATCATTAATGCCATCTGTATTTTTATGAAGCATTTGCCTTAATGATGATTCGGTAAATAATGGTGCGTACTTTTTAGCCATTTCTTTGATTGTTTTATAATTATCCGCATTTACCATATGAAAGCTCCTATTTTGTACTGTTTCCGTATTTGACCACTTTTTAGTTAACATTTCTATCCCCCTTTATTTCATTTTATTTATTATAATCTATTTAATATTGTTTGCAATTGTTTTAATTTGTTGTATACTATCTCTATATTAACTAACTAGGGTAAAGAAGATGAAGATGACCACTATTCAAGCAGACAGATTGAGCAAAGCGCAAAACAATCCCGCCAATATCAACCAGGACATCATGACTTTCACAGCATTCTTTGAAACAGAAGCCGAACTTGAAAAACACATTCAATATTATGAAGAAAGGGCTGCTCAATATGTAACCCCAAAAAAGAGAAAAAGAGCTGCTTAATAGCAGCTTTCCCCCTTAAATCGCTATGAGGTAGTAAAAATGTGGAAGCATAAGAATTGCGGTGGGCAGTTATACCCCCTACCAGGAAATAACGCAGAATGCTGCACAAAATGTGATCATTATATCGTGGACGATAGCCAAGCATACCTTGACCATTATATAATCAATCCTGACGGCCATTCATTAGTTACCTCGGAGGCAACCTAATGACCATTCGATGCGATCAAGATAATTCTATTACCAACTGTGATCAACCTCTCTGCCGTATTTGCTGGCCGGATGAGGATTTCACTAATTACGATGATTTCGAGGGATATTGCTCAACCAACCATGGAGAGAATTGCGATGCTTACTAGAGATTTTATGTCTGCAAAAGAACGCTTAGCCAGCCCACTGAAAAAGTGGGTTAGCGAGAACGTGAAGGATTTACTATTAGCTACAATTTTAATGACGGCTTTATTTATCGTTTTAACCAAACCAGGAGTGATTTTATAATGACATCATCTAATCAAGTTATGGCTCAACCGCATCAGATAAACGGCGCGATTATGGAGAAAGTAGTCCTAGGGAATGACTTAGCTAGCCTTTCATCGATTGAAAAAGTGAAATATATTAATGGGGTATGTAAGAGTTTAGGACTTAATCCAGCGACAAATCCTATAAAATTAATGAAATTTAATGGTAAAGAAATACTCTACTTCTCCAAGGAATCGACTGAGCAATTAAGGACGATAAATCATGTTTCAATTGAGAATATTGAATCGAAAACAATGGATGGTATTTATATCGTGACAGCTCATGCCGTTACACCTGATGGAAGAAAAGATGCATCAACAGGTGCTATTGCGATTAAAGGACTCCAGGGGGATGCTTTATGCAACGCCATTATGAAGGCAGAGACTAAAGCAAAACGCCGTGTGACGCTCTCTATATGTGGGTTAGGATTTAATGATGAATCGGAAATGGATTCATTAAAAGGTGCGAGTAAAGTCAATCTCGATGCTCACAGACAAGCTGCCAACAACCAAAAGTTAGTCACTCAGCAAATAGAAGATACAACCGAGCTAGAGATAAAATTCATTGATTTCATGGCAGATATAAACTCACAAGATCATATTGATGGACTGCAATCTGTATTTGGAAGAATAAAGAAAACGGACTTCAATGCTAAACCTGATCTATTTAAGAAGTTGATTGATGCAAAGGATAAAAGAAAATCTGAATTAATTATATCCAGCATAGATAATCAATCAGAAGAATCTTATAGCAATCCTGAAACGGGGGAAGTTGAATAATGGATATAGAGAAAATATTAGAAAAAAGATTTCCGACTCAAGGTTTTTGTGGAGATCATATACAAGTGACGATTGAGCGAATAAATGCTTTTGAAGAATTTGGACACCATGAAGATTGGTCATCTTATTACAAAATTTCATGGAATAAGGAGCGCCCTTGGAAACCTGATACTAGTAAATCCGTTAAAGCGGAAAAATTGCATGATGCTATTCACTTAATGGAAATTGAGATGGACAAAGAAAAAGAGGTTACTGAATAATGATAATGAATCCTACAGAGTTAAATGTATACAAGAAAGGCTTTGAACACGCAGCATTAGGCTTTACGGAAATTATATCTAAACATTGCGACTCTATGCCAAAGGATAAACTTGGAAAAATGTTAGAGGATCTATATCAATATTGCCGAGGATTTGATTATGAGATAGGCGAAACAATAAGCGGTTCAATGGATCATTATATAGAGGAGAAAGAAAATGGGTGATGCAGCAGATGCAGTTATAGAAGGCGCTTGTTGTGAGTCTTGCGGTGAATTTTTTGATGACGATGGATGGGGCTGTCCAAGAACATGTGAGGGTTGCCAAAATGAGTCTTAGATTATACGAATTAGCAAATGAGTATAAATTCCTTCAGGATAGTCTCTTTGATTCTGAAACAGGTGAAATAAATGAGTCGGCCATGAACCGACTCAATGAACTAGATAAACCAATACAGGACAAATGCATAAACACTGTGAGAGCTATGAAATCACTGGAGGCCGAGTATAAAGCAATTGAACAGGAACGCAAGGCCATGCAAGCAAGGGAAAAGGCACTCAAGGATCAAGTGGAATGGATTAAAGGATATTTATTGGCCAATATGGAAAAGAGTGAGATCAAGGAAATATCTTGTCCTCAATTTGTGATTAAACTCAGAAAGAATCCTGAATCAGTAGAAATTTTTGATGAAGATTCGATTCCAGAGGAATACACTCAGATCGAAATTAAAATATCCAAGGAAGCGATTAAGCTAGCTATATCTGGCGGTATTGAAGTGCCAGGGGCTAGACTGATTCAGAAAAATTCATTGAGCATTAAATAGTAATCTGTTATATAGCTTCTCGGCAATAGAAAATCTATCTCATAGCGAAATAGTGCCATCTTCGGGTGGCCTATTGCCATTTTAAGGGATTAACATGACAGCAGAAGAAGCAAAAGAGAAAATAGAGAAAGAAATCGAAATGTATTCAGAAATTATCAGCGTGTTGAATGATAAAATTCTCGAGTTAAGGCTCAGGCATGTATCTATTGATTCAATAGAGAATATGTAAATGAACTTCGATCCCTATCAGATCATTTCACCTGGCGACTATGATGTTGCCTATCAACATTACGCTACAAAGGAATCTCTTGCATGGCGTTGGTCGTTATGTACACGCATGTATCTTCGGGTATTCTTCAAAGATTACTATATCGTTACAGCTATTAGACAAGTTAGGTGATTATCTGGGCCTCCTCGCAGTAAGATATCCGCATGCAGCCCCATTTCCAGAAACGTTGCTCAAATAACCAGAAATATAAATTGTGGTAGTAGTTGATAAACTAAATCTTATTCTGGGAATAGCAATAGAGAAATTAGCTGTCATTCCTGTAGCATTTATGCCAACTCTCAATGAAACATCTGGAAGAGTGGCGGACGTACTACTAATCCATCCAAGCAAGCCATTAACGCCCGTCCCAAGATTTGTAAATGTAAGCAATCCATCGCAATCCCAATCACCAGCTGCAAGTGAAATGCTAGTCATATCTGTCGCTGTACTTGAAACCATAGTCACTGCAGATGCAAATGGTATTATACTAGAGACATATTGCCCTAGATGCCCTGCGCTCGCACTATCATTTGTAGTTGTACAAGTTATAGCTGCTGAGGTAGGGCTATTTAGCATATTTTGAGTAGCCATGCTTTACTCCATTAAACAACCGTTAAACCTGCGGACACCGCGTTGGAGAGTCCCCACGTTGTGTTTGCAACAATATTGACAACGTAACAACTATCGCCAGCATTAGTAGATGACCATGAGCCAGCAGAAGATGATGAAGTATTGCCGAATTGGATTGTCTGACCCGTATTTGCTGTCAGAGTCCATCCACCTGAACCAGCTAATCCGACAATTTCAATCTTGCTACCTAATGCAGCAGTAGCAGGCAATGTAACAACGCATGGAGTTGAAGCATGATTTAATACATAGCCGTTATTGATTGCAGCGGAAAGAGTAGAAGCCGTTACAGTTGACCATGTTAGACCACCTCCGCTAGTTGCAATGGTAATGCTATTTGCGGCATTTGTTATATTTATACCTGTTCCAGGCGTTATATTTTCAGCAATGGCGGGGCCACTACTGGATCCGATATAAATCTTACCGTCTAATAATGGGCCTGTAGCATTTATCTGATTATTTGTACTCACGTTAATATCTCCTTTATAAAAATGTTGGGTTACTATTCACCGAGTCAATTGTCCAGGTTAAACCAGGGACAATCCCTCTCAATGTAATATTTGAATATTGAATATCTGATTGAATTGATGTTGATGCTGTTACACTACCAAACTGAATTGTTTGTCCGACATTTGGCAGTACAGCCCATCCACCAGTCCCTAGCCCCCTAACCTCAACAACATCGCCGATATTAAATGTCGAAGGAAGCAAAACTTGAACCTGTGAAGCTCTATTAGTTATATAGCCATGCTCAACTAATGCATTAACGGATGGTGTCGTAATAACTTGCCAAATGAACTGGGCTGGAACAAATTGCCATATACTCCAATTGATAGCAGTAGTTCCTACAACAACAGGAGGTAAGAATGTATCTTGCCAATATATGCCAGCATATAGAAAACCAGTTTCGACAAATACAATACCATCTTCAATTATTCCGTTAGGAGGAGGAACTGTCGCTGTATTAGCTTGATTAAAATCTATCGAGCGAGTTAATACCCAGTTTGTAGTAGATGATCCGACATTAGTTAAAATATAAATACCATTCTGTAATGGACTACTTTGCATCTGAATAAGATATCGTCCATTTAATACACCTGTTTGACCATCCAGAATAAATGCAGTCTGAGAGCCAGAGTTGGTTAATGTTGCTCCTACTCCTGATATACCATTGTTATATATCGCCGTGAGATTTCCTGTAGCAGCAGCTAGTACAGGAGCATATAAATAGAAACCAAGCGCACCAAAGATATAATTAACTAACTGTTGTATTTGATACGGCTTTGTCGTCCCTTGAGGGGATTGCGTTTGATCAGTCACATCAACAGCAGGATAAACATCAGTCGGTTTGACTGTGCCAAATACTCCGCCGTTCAAACTGGTTATATTGACAATAACCGTTGGATAGAAATATTGAGGGTTAATCGTCATTATAATCCCCTATTATGTCTGCCAGTAAAATGCAACGCTTACATAAGCAGCAGATGCAGCACTAATGAAATGCAGTACATCTCCACTTTTAACAAGATATTCACAAACATTATTATCTAATAATTCTGATGAAGCCTGAACAGGAGTTGTACTGCTTGGAATAACAGCAGTTGCATTCACAGAAAACCAAACATCATTGTTTGGAGTATGTCTAATTCGTGCTACAAGATAATTTACTGATGCTGTATTGGTTCCTCCAAGGTCAGATGATTTAGGAACTGCTATCGTAGTATCAGTGCTTGTTTTTAACTCTGTTTGCCATATTGTATCGCTCAATGGGGCATCAGACGCTTGCAAATTATTATAGTTTGCACTCAATGGAATCTTTGTAGGCATTTTAAAATCTCCTAATATCTAATATAGTAATCAACAAACATATTGACTGGCCTTGTTTCAGTACCACCATCAATTGCTATTGGAAGTTCAGCCGTTCCCGTACTGGTGTTAGTAGGCTCAAATACACTGATCATGCCACTGCCAGCAATACCGGTATTCACAAAAGCCATCGAACCAGGATGGTCATGCGCTGTATAACTCTGAAATTCAAATGATCCGGTTGTAATTGAATTTAAAGTGTTATTAATCATCCATCTTAATTCAAAGTCTAAGTCCCATTCGCCTGTGGGATCAGCTCCTCTTAAAAACATCCCTCTAAGATCAGGAACGGCAAATGAATAACTATTTATCGCAGCTTGTGTTTTTGTAGCTACTTGAGCAGCAGTTTCTGTCCCAGTTAATTGAACCATTATTGCAGTACCTGGAAGAACTGGCGCTGATGAAGGTAAACTTGCTATTTGATACCAGACACTATATTCAATTGGGCCGGATCCAGCGAAGAAGTTAAACCAACTACCAGCAGTCATACCACTCGCTGCTACTGTGCTGATAGCATTTGTTTGTTCACCTGAAACGACTCGCGCAATGACATTTGCAACATCCAAAGTTCCCATTGTAGAAATCAGGTTACATCTTATTCCTGTTCCACCAGGAGCTGGATCAGTCTCATTTGAGACAAAAAACCATACATAATAGTCAGTTGCATGATTGGAGAATGTGAAATACTTTCCTGCGCTACCTGTATTAGCTAATGCTGAAGCGGACAGTGCCGTTGTATTTGCAGCAAAGAGTGGCCCAGAAAGACCATTTCCATAGTTTGTGAATGTCATCCCGCTTGTTCCAGCAGCAAAACTATTTCCACTATGAGTTCCGTTAGTGAATGTCGATATAAAACTAACAACTGATTGCCCATTGGCATAACAATTATAACCATAGCTTGCATGTCCAGCGTTGCTCAGGGGGGCTGTCGTTGTAAATGTGAATCCCGTTCCTGTTGTACCATCTGCAGGATTGGTAACAGATCCTGCAGCATTTGTACCCAATATCATTTGAGATGTAGCGCCGGAGTTAATGCTTACCTGGGCAAAGTTAGAGCCAGTGCCAAATAATGGGACTTGTGATGTAGGATTCCACAACACACTTTGCAATCTGCTGAATGGAATACCTAAATAAGAATATCCTGATGTTAATAATGTCTGACCATCGCAATAAAGAAGATTATTAATTCCATAATGTATACTCCCCACCGTTATAAATGTTTGAATACTTCCTTCGATCATACCTATCTGAGAATGATCAAATGTCATTCCTTGCGGAGTTAATATCAATGGAAGAAAAAGATCATTTCCATTTTGATTAGGCGTAGGCATCCATCCGGCAACGCCTTGAGAAAGCATCTCTGCATTAGTATCTGTTGGGAATGAGGTTAATGCCGTATCACCTTCATATAGGACGAAATCTGTAACAGAAACATTCCAAGGAGTTGTAGGCCCACGCAACGATAAAGCTACGTAGTCATCATTATTCCCACTTAATGAACCTGCAGGCGTAGGAAATGTTATCTGATAATTGTATGTAGCATAACTTGTTGATCCAATAGAGACGGTAGCCAATGGTATTACGACAGGCGCTTGTCCTCCGCCAAGATAGAACGTTTGTTCCAAAGTAAATATATAAGTATTGCTATCATTACTTTTAGCATTAAAGAATAAATTATATGTCGGAAATACGCCTCCTGATTGAACCCCTGCTGAAAATTTATAAACATCAGGCCATGAAATCTGTAAATCCCTTATCAGAGGCGTATCACCTATTGATGTACAGTGAAAATTGAATGCATATCTAGGAAAGCTAGTTATACCAGGATAGCCACCACTATTTGGGATTTGAGAAAATGAGTTACTGAATGTCGCTGTCGTGCCATTGGTATAAACAAAATTCCATCCACCTTGCGCTATAGGTTGAGCATCAACAATAGTGCTTCCGAGATTATATTGGACATAAGGCTGAACATTAGGCGCGAGCATCGCTATAGCATTATTATTGGCTAGAAATTGCCCATTCGGAATGAAGTTTATTAATTCAGCGCCCGTAGTAGGGCTTTCGCCGTTTCCAGCTGCTTGAGGCCATCCCTGACGGGTAAATTGTGGAACTAGACCAGAATTTACACAAACAACATAGTACAATTCCTGTACATTCGTATTTTGGGCAGGAGTACCCGTAAATGGGTAATAATAGGGAACAATGTTATTTCCCAGTGCATCTTGATACGTGCCTGAACTGGATAGCGTAATAGGGTTATTTAAAGGGGCATACGTATAGTTCCCAGGTACACCAGTAAGCTGATAGACGGGCTTTAATACCGTTCTATTAATATCCAAATAGAATGTGACAATACCCCCAGACATAGGCAAGCCAGAGGCATTGTCCACGAAATAGCTATCGACATCACTTGTACATATAAAGCGCGGATCTAAGTTAGCCATTATTGATTTCCTTGTAATGCAGTAGCAAGCGCTTGAGCTAATGTTTGAGTAATAGAAACCCTATTAGACTGATTAAATAATGGTCTTTTCTCGATCATTTTTTTGATTAGGGATTCTCTGAGTTTTTGGCTCGTCAAAGCCTTCGTAGCAAGCCTTCCGCTAGTTATAGTGAGGGCTGGGGTTGCTATAGCGCCTAAATTTCCGCTTGCGAATTGCCCCAGTAATCCCAGTCCTAATGTGGATAAAGTATCTACAGTTCTTTGTCCTGTATGAGGATTGAACATTAGATTCTGTGCTTCTTTATTCATGTACTGTAATTTGTTATAATCTTTTAACTGTCTGCGTACATTTGGATCAGGAAATAAGGCCTTAAACTGATTTGGTTTGAGTTTTTCAATTGCGGTTCCCAATTTAGATGGATTTAAATTGCCCTCATTATCTAGAGCGCGTGATAAATATGAGTAGCCTAATAATTGGCGTTTGTCTGGTGATAATGATGCTCCTAGCTTCGTAATCTGAGTGGCTAGATCAGCATTAGGACTAGTTTTGATAAAGTCTCTTATAATTTCTTCTGGATTGGCCTTCGGGTTAGCTAAATAATAATAAATATCTTCATCAAGGAATTTAGAATATTTCTTTTCATAATTTTCCTCTGCTTGATTATAAGAATTAATTAATTTTGGGTTTTTACTATTGGTAACAGATTCTTTAACATCTTTTCTTAACGCTGCGCCAAGATCAGCATATACATTTGCCATTGAACGATCTGAGGCGTCAGGAGAGCTTTTTGATAATTTTGCAAGTGAATTCAAACGCCCTTTAAGAATATTAGCATCTGTATAGGATGGTTTTTCAGATTCAATTAGTCCTTTAGAATTTAATTTTCCTTTTTCTGGCGAAGTAATACCACTCTTAGTTATTACTTTCTCATACGTAGGAGGAATTTTATATTCAACAAAACCACCCTGGCCCAACTGTGAATTTGGAATAAAAGGAATTCCCTCCTTTCCTCTAACATTTTTTATTTTTGAAGGATATTCAACAAAACTTCCTTCTCCTAAAGTTCCTTCTAGTTTATTACCAAATCCTTCTTTTGTTTTTATATTTTCTGTGGAATATTGAGGACGGCTAATTCCGGTTAATGGGTCTTTTATATATTCAACTTTTGGCATTGTGGCACTTCTAGATACCAATCTAGATTCTTTCAGTTTAGATTCATCATCCAAAACTTTAGAAATATTATCTTTTAAACTATATTCTCTAAGTTTATTTTCAAATGTAGGTATTTTTTCCTGCTTTGATAATAGTTTTACTTCATTATCTGGCAATCCACCAGATTCAATCAATCTATCAAACATTGCTGAACCCGTTGGATCACCATGTAATAAATTTAAATTCTTAATGACATTTTTATTTCTTTTTAAAGCTTCGTTGAAGTTCTTCAATTCTGGATGTGAATTTGTTTCTTGTGCTACATCATTGAAATTGTCATATAACTTAATTTTTTCAGTTTGATGTAATTGATGTTGATTAATTAAATCTTTAGTTATTTCTTCAGGAATATTATGTGGATCAACTTCTAATGGTTCACCTGTCGTATTATCTCTAATATCAAGCATATTGCTTAATATGTTTTCACCTCTCGATACAACATTTTGACCAGTTCTGGCTAGCGATTCATTTGCACCGCTGAATGGTAAACGAGTTAGAGTGTTTTCGAGCATTCTCTTTAAATATGGAGATTGAATTACATCACCCAATCCAGTTTCAGTACCATGAGTTATCAATGAATTTCTTGATAACTCCTCCGGCGATAAATTACCTCTTAATAAATTACTTGGCCTCATTGCTTCAAGAGCATTAGCCCCACCATGGGTTAGAGCATTGATTAATGCTCCTTCAAGTGCTGATCCTGTTTTGCCTTGTGGCAATAAACCAAAGCCATTTTCTTGACCTGGCTGACCTTGAGTTAATCCAAATGCCCCACCAGCAGCGGTTTGAGCAGCTAATTGAGGAATAAATTTAGTCGATCTTAATAGGGAAGCTGCTTTACCGAATGGCCCATATGCTGACATTCCCTCGATAAATCGTCCGGCTGCATTAGGATTCTTTATACCTAGTATTTCATCATAGTTAATATCTTCGCCAGGTGTTCTGCCGATAGCCTCCATTCCTAACTTTCCGATTTCCTGGCCAGTTTTACCTAATCCTGCAACAACATGCTTAATCGCTTCTATAGGGTTTTTTAATGGCTCTCCATAACCGAGCGCTGTTTTTAAATCTCTTAATTGTGGTGATTCGTGATTTTTTTCAAGATGCGAGTAAATCTCCTGATCTGTTGCATCATCAGGAAATGAATATACTTGTCCTTCATATTTTCTAAGTTTTGCCATTTCTATTTCCTATAAAACTTGCCATTTTGATCTCTAGCAATTTCAATAATTCCTTCGTCATTATTGCTTCTATCAGCCTTAGCTTGATCATTATTAGCTTTTTGCACTAAATCTTTAGTTAATTGTCTCTTAACATTAGAACGCATATTTTTAAGATCCGCGTACTCATCAACAATAAACTTTTTCAAGTTGGCCTGGTTTTCATCCCTATCGATATTATTGACTAATGGTTTATGATTCTTATAATCATATGCTGGATATTTATTATTATAGTTAAACCAGATTTGCTGTATTTTATTTTTATCAGTAATTCCCATTTCATTAGCCATATTGACGAATTGACCACCTATTTGCATACGGAGAGATTCAGCAGCCATCTTTTCACCGAATTCTTTCTTGGCTCTAATTGGATCGCTCATTAACAATTTAACTGATGCAGCTGCATCATCTTTTGCATTTGTGGTTCCATTCCCATAAAGGATTCCAGCATTCCATATACCCATTTGAGTTAATTCTTTATTAAGCTGAACAGCATCTGCACCTAAATCTTTTAGTCTATGAAGTCCTGGGCCTTGAAGATAAACTTTATCAATCCTATTAGTAGCAGACTGTAATGTCTGTGCCATATTTTGAGCTGATTGCGACATATCATTCATATTGTTTAGATAGGTTGCTAATTGTTCGCCTTGCTTAGCACCTTGAGCAGCTGCAGCTGCTTGTTGACTGTGATAATAAGCCTCATTCTGAAATGATGTAGGTTGTTCACCCAATGTTTGAGGAACTTTAGGCACTCCAGAAACATTGGTTTCTGTGGTTGAAACAGGCTGAACATCCTGATTTGATTGAATTGGTTGAGTCTGGACTGATTTACCCTGCATGTTCTGGTTAGTCACTTCAGGAGTATTTTGTGATTTATTTACTCCGAATAGACTTAATAATCCGTCAAATAAGCCAGGAGATGATTGTTGATTACTTTGCGCAGCTTGAAGTAAATTATAAGCTAAATTATTCCCGCCTAAATTTCCTGCTGCTGTAGCTATATCTTGAACTCCTTTTGTTCTTTGTGATTCACGTAAATTAGGCCATACTCTTTCATTACCAATAAACTTCATTGCAGCTTGAGGGCCAACTATTTGTGAATAAGCTATCTTTGATAAAGCATCGGCGAGAGATGTCACTCCAGCAAGGGGAGCCTGAGCTTCTGCTTTCTGAGCTTGTGCAGCAGCTAATCTTTTAGCAATGGCATCCGATAAAACACCCCCGAGAGGACTCGCCTGCTGAGGTGACAATATCGGGAATGCAGATTGATTAAAATTAAATACCGCCATTTTATTATCCTCTTTTCTGCATTAATGCAGAAATTAACTTGTCAGTTTGCCCAGCGCTTCTGTTTGTATTCAATTGCTGCAAAATACTAGAAAATAAATCACTATTCATTTGATTCTTAGTTGCACCTCTCGCATAATTCAAACCAGCTTTTCCTTGTAGAAGGTTAGATAAACTTGTTCCTAAGTCGCTACCAGAATTAGCCCCCAATGTTGCAAGACCTTTTTCACCTTCTAATCCAGTCCCATATAATCCGAGTGCATTAGTCATGTAATCGTTATAGTCTTGACTAGCGAGATTAGTTGCTAATTCTCCAGCCTGTTGTTGATGCTGCGCGGTTCCAGCCATTCCACCCGCTGCTGCTGCATTGTTGATTGAATTCTCACCTTGATTCAATCGCCATTGATAGCCAGGAGATTGTTTATAGCCTGATCCTATACGAGATATGATGTCGTTAGGATTAGATACCAAATTACCATATTCTTTCTGTAATCCAGGCAAAGCACCTTGGCCAGCCGTAATATATGGCATGATATATTGCTTAAGTTGATCTGGAATCTGATCTAATAGCTTGTTAGTATTTTCTTCTTCATCATTACCAAATAAGCCACTTAATGCGCCTAAACCAGCACCTATAGCTGTTCCCCATCCAGGGAAAACTGATCCAGCTGCTGCCCCAGTAGCACCACCCCTAAATGCATTTCCCCAATCAAAAGCCATATTTCACCTTAAGTATTCGTTATCTTATGAAAAACTCCATCAGCTAAAATAACTTTAAGCTGGCCATTTGGTGCTGGAGCAGATCCGCCATTTACCTCTGCTGGATCGAAAACTATCGTTCCAGCATTAACCCCACCTTGCTGACCAAAACTAGCTGCAACCTGCGCTAGTTGTCCTCCAGATGTAGGAGGAGTAACTGAATTACTAGCTGAACTCACGCTGGGTATCCAAAAACCCTCATTGCTCAATGATTGCTGCCATTGCTGCGTATTCTGTTCAAAGTAATTCCCCCAGGGTGGCGTCATTTGAACGCCTGTTGGATCACCCTTATGATCTCTCTTCAATTCAACAATATCGTCTGTTGGTACTGGAATAACTATCATTGATATATCCCCGCTATTCCATCAGTCATAACAAATCTATCTAGACCCCAAAATCTGAATTGTGGAGTTAAATCATTAGACCCACCCAATCTCCACCACATTAAACGATTTTGTCTTTTTCCTTCAGGACGCATATTGATTGAAACATTACTACCAAAATTAACAGCTCCATCTTTTGAAAGAGCTAGATCAACTCTAGGAACATTTGTTCTAAAGTTATAGCCATTACCAATATATTGTCTCGCACCATTTGAGGAATAGTTATTCCCACCTATAGGAACTAAATAAGGTTGATCGCCTTGTGTTGTAATGGGATCACCAATTTCATCGGATAATAGTGATCTAGTATCTCTATAGTCATAGCTGAATTGGCCTTGTTCAATGGTGAATCCCATATAACCAGTAATAAATCTAGATTGATCAGGTAGTCTGATAGGTGGCGGGATTCTTATGCGTGGTATCTCAGCGACATTTCCATTTCCATAATCATAAGTATAAAGATTGCTTCCCATTTCATAAATGTTGCCATCAATTATACTTACGAAGTAGTATTTACCATTAAAGTAAACAACATCCTTAGCAATATAGGCCCCCATTTTCTCACTACTCAGGGTAACGAATTCGGAGGTGTTAAAATCGTAAGCATAAGACAAATTGTCACCAGGCCATACAGCAGCATATATTAGATGTCCGTCTTGTCTAAAAAGATAACCATATACATTAGTTGGGTCTGTCAGATTGGCTAATTTGAAATCTATACCATCGTTAGATATTCTCTTTATAGATCCGCCATCGCTATATGCGATAAATGAACCTGATTTTTCATTGCCAGCAACCCAGCAGACGATATCCTCATTCTGATCGATACTTGCTGGATTGAGGCATCCATAATCTATATTGCTATATGCAGTCCTCTGATATGGGAATAATTGTGCGCCTACATCTTGCCATTGTTCAGTGACAATATTACCCATAACCAGTAATAGATTTCCTTTACCTGGGAACCTTACACAAGCCTGGCAAGTATCTGGCTTAGTCTGTAATGCACCTTGGAATTGGGAAGTAGCCTGGAAAGTAACAGGATTTACTCCTCCTACTGGAGTTCCATTGAGATTAGATATATACCAAAGATTTGTAGAAAGATCAGGCACAATAAATCTGCCGTTCTGGAAAGTTATATAGCCAGGATTTTTTATAACAGACTTTATCCCTGGTATCTGCGCCAAAACATTAGTTGTCGTGTTATAGGTATATAAGAATTCTGTATCGCTCACGAGAATTGTTCTAGCGTTATTCTCGGATATAAAACAATTATCTACTGCACTTGTTGCAAGCATACCAATACCTTGCTGAGCGCCTAATGATGAATTTATTGAGTAAAAACTAGAGTTAATAACTGCAAACATTTTATTTTGCAAAGTGCTTGATGCTATTGCTCTGCCTTCGCCATTTTGATCAATTGGGATTTTCATTTGATAACCAGCGAAAGGCACATTAAAACCATCGCTGATTATCATATTGAAAGTTTGCTCGTTTGAAATCTTGCTATAACGGCCAAAATGAGTCCCGCCCACCATTTTCAGCGGTAAATCCTTATAGCGAGCTGCGGAGTCTTTGGCCATCGTATCAGTACCTAATAATTACAATCTTTATTAACCATAACTGCCAGATGTAATTGCAGCAGACGCTTTAAATCCATTTGGTAGCATCAGAATTAAATTACCTGTGCCTTTCCCTGTGTCGAGAAGACTTAATACGCAGCCCCCTGTCGCGCTAGAAAATGCAGCTAAGCCTTGGGTAATTGTTGTGCTTCCAGTTGGATCTTTTACACCACCAGAGGTAACGGAATATCCCGTTGAGGCTGCAGACTGTAATGTTAATCCAGTCGCATCAGTCGCCAAGTACACTTTAAACGGAATAGTACGGGTCATATTAGTACCACTACCATCCTTTAACTGAACTGTAATGGTGCATGTATTTGTAGCGCCAGCAGCAGCTGTGATCGTACAAGATGCTGGATCAACTTGAGCGACAGGGGTTGCTCCATAGAGCAAGTTAGTGAAAGTACCCGTGGTCGATGTAATGCTCGCGTTAGTTCCGGTATCGAGCACAAAGTTAGCAGTTGCTGCACCTGGATCAGGAATTGTATAAACTGTACCTTGTCCCAATGTGGATTTGGGGCTAACGGTTGCAGTGAAATTACCTGCGTTACCAACAGCAGCCCATACAAATTTACCATTGGTAGCAGTTGCCGGAAAGGAGGCTAAAGTTCCTGCAGTTCCAGATAAACCAGCTTGGATATTTCCACCATTAATTGCAGTAGCAGAATCTTCTCCAATTGTTCCTGTTGTATCGGCATATGTTGCAATATGATTTGCAATTGATGTTCCATTAGCCATAACAACTCTAGTTTTCGCGGCATTAGAAGGAAGATAGCCATCGTCTGCAATCGCACCTGATGTCCCAGAGAAATTGGCAAAATGGCCAGAGACAACTGGTAAAATAACAGTCGATTCTGCTAGCGATAATGTAACCACTCCATTTGCGCCGATACTTACTTTAAATAGATCGGTATCTTGTAAACTGGAATTACCATAAGAATAAGTTATCAAAACTAAGTCTTGTTGGGTTATAGCGGGTTGGCCGCTAGATACTTGCTGATTGTTCCAATATCCGGCAGTAGTAACTTGGGCTAGAGTGGAAGTAGTAGTATGTCGCACAATTTCATTTGATAAACCAGTATAACCTTGTTCACGAGTCGTTACAGCAGTCATGGTATTGCTCCTATTATTGTTGGTCACTTATTTTTCGGCGGCCAACTCTATAAGAGCAATTGACAGCCTATCTATTCTTCATGTTCCTTTAAATAATCTATCGCCTTTTGTAATAACTCTTTATTTTCCTTATCTTACTAACATTTCAATCGGCGTCATGAGACGTTCCAACTTGGAGAAATGTTGATATGCGCCCAGTTAAAGGGACTATTAGTATTCATAAAGCTAATCTTCTTCATATGGAAATCAGGAGGGCTTACATAAAGTAATTTCTTTTCAATCTGTCGAAGCTTTTTAACTTTATCTGCGCCAAATTCAATATCGTAGTCTTGGCTCATTTGTTCAGCTAATAGATAACGCAGATACCTGATATAAAATAAATCATATAGTTGTGCTAAATTCGTATTCTCTTCGACATTTGTTAATGCAAATTTCCCACTAATCTTTGCTAAAAATGTTTGCATAGGTAGATAGTAAACATAAAGATAACAACCACCGAAAGTACGCTCTAAATGCCACTCAAAAGGAAGTGACTGAATGTTATCTACCCGACCATCTCCGAAATACTGCTTTCTTCCTGCAGAAAAAGTTGGAAATCTAACGCTACCGATATTGAATGTGAACGTTTCAATTTGATAAAGATTAGGAATATAATATCTTTCCTGCCCTTGAACTAAGTTGAATTCAATTCTTCCCCAATACGGTATTAGTTTTAAATCGTAGGATTTCTCTGCTAGCACTTCATTTAGCATGAATAACCCATCAGATCCTTCTTGCCCGCTAGTTTGTTCAAACTGACGGGCAACGATACCTGATAGGTTCCAAGACCTACTAATTAGTAAAGATGCAGGATATGGAGCATTAGGCGGCACAATGTTTGTATTCACTGGCGCATTTAAAAAGTCATCAATGCTCTTATATACTGGGTAGAACATAGTCCACCTATTTACTAGATAAAGAACTCAAAGCCATCAACCAAGATAGCAACAGTATCTGTACCGCTATTTTTATAATTAATAGTGGGTGAGTTAACTGTGCTAATTAGTGTATTCTGGGCGAGTAGCATGACCTGTTGTGTTGCAGCTTGACTGTTAACTTGAGCAGTCATAGTGATTGCATCACCTGTCGCATTACCTGGCTGCAACTTCAATGTGTCATTTGCAGTCCCAGTAAAGCTGACATTCAACCAAACAGGAGTGTTATTGACTAACGGGACAAACTTCGTCAAATCAATTGCTGTGTAAGACGCCTGACTTGATGTAGTACCAACAGAAATCGGAGCATCGTACATAAATAGACGAGTGCTATTAAATCCTGCCTGGTAGAACTTCAAGAAATGATTGCTAGAATCTGTCACCGCAAAACCAATATGGCGAGAAATACTATAGCCGAATGGCAATAGCGGGCCTGTTGCTGGTGCAGCTAATGAAACCATCGCGCCAGATGCTTGACCACTAACAGGATCTGAAACGATGTAAACATAATAAACTTTAGATACACCAAGAGATCCGGTATCTAAGCCATTCAGACCGTTAACGGCTGCATTAATAGAAGTGCTTACATTTGCAGCAGCGCTTTGATTAGTTTCACCGTTAAAGTTACCTAGGATCATGTCATAGGTATTTGAAGAATCACGGCATTGGCACGCTGAAACATTTAGTACCGTGTTAGGAGTGGTCGCATCATTGCTGACAACACCACCATTGATGTAATACATTGGCAAGTTAACAATCGGAACTGCAAAATTATCATATTGAGTAGTCATTTAATAAATCCTCTAATTTGTTAAATTCAGTCGGTGACACATTGCCACCGACCTATTCTTCAATAGCCTATTGCGGGAAAATCAATCTCATGCAGTTTTCAGAAACCAGCGAGCTTCCCCAAATGCTGTCACGCACATAAGACCTAACGTTCTGGCCGAACTGGACGCCCCAGTAGTGGCGAATAGATGCACCTGAATCTTTATCCTGTTGATTCACAGTCGAGAACGGCTCTTGATCAGGCAGTTGAGGCATAGCCAAATAGAACTGATCGCCAGACATCAAAATGCCAGCTCTGTGGGAAGGAAGAACTGTAGCCTTCATGCCTGCATCAATGACATTGTTGAGATTCTGATTGAGTGTCTGCGCCGAGACTAAGCCAATACCGTTTGTTGTTTGGATAGTCGCAGTGAATGTTCCAGAGACAGATGCAGTGCTTGAAAGAACTCTGAATTGGACAGGTTGCTGAGAAGGGACATGGCCAATATAGGTCAAGAAACGCATATTCGGCTGACCAGATACCCCATCGTTGAACTGGAGAAGATCGCCAGGATTCAACGGATTTGCAGCGGATGTTCCAGTAGGTTCCGTAAAGGTGATTTGAGTCACATTCACGCCTGTAGGGTCATTCGTAGATACAACCGTTACAATGTTATTAGGAGCAGCTGCTTGACCAACATATCCAGCTATCTGGGTGGGTAGAAGGTTAGAGGCATACCATTTAACGCCTGCGAACTCGCCCAGTTCCCAGGAATTAGCCATGGTGTTATTACGATTCATAGCGAATTGCTGTAAACCAGTATTAACGATCTGGGGAATGGATGTGGTGGGCAGAATTCCTATCATTTTGCTCTTAGCGCAACCATAATCCTCGAAATTGGCAACACTTTGAGCTAGCTGACCAAAACTGTTTATTTGTTGTACACCGTCTCCGTAGAAGCGATACGGGCCGTTGTTCAATTGTGAAGCGGTTTGCGTCCCATAGTTCGGATTTTGCGGGTCGTTGATGAAAACACCAGAGATGAAGTTCTTGAGAATGTCAGTTTCAATCTTAGTCCCCAATTCCTTCATTGCAGCTTCACCAAAGCGATCCATATATTCTCTAACTTGGAAGATGAATTGTTGGTCTGTATAGGCTGCTGAAACGTTTGCGGATTGTGATGCTGTTAAGGTTTGAACTAATTGATCTGATTGCTGCTGTGTGATCACTAGACCGTTATAAGTGATATAACGTGGCCCTCTATCGAAGGTGACCGTATCACCCAAATTCGCAGTGAGTTCATTGAACCGTTGGAATTTCTTGTTAGAGAGAGAGATACCGCAAAAACTATTAAGTAAAAATGCCAGTTCAGCTTTTTGATAAGTCTGTACTGTCTGTAAAATATTTTGTGGGACAGCCATTGTGAATTCTCCAAAATTGTTTGTCTTGGAGATGAATGGCTGCTCGGCTTAACTACCCTCTAAGCCAGGGCTGGTTCCTATAATCGGTCACCGACAAATTGCCATCATCCCCGCCAATGTTGGAGGCTCTGATTTGGCTTAACGGTGCATCGACTTTAGGCGTTTTCTTGGCTTCTTCATTAGTCTTAATTGAAGCTGAAAGCTTATTCAGTTCCAATTGAGCTAATTTATGTGAACCACCATTTGCTAATGTGAGGATGTTGGCATATTTAGAAGGGTTTTTAGCAAGGTCTTTAACGACCAATGCTTTATTATCCATTCCAGCCATCGCAATAATTAGTCCTGGCTGTGCCTCTATTCCAATCGCATCATACAAATCTGCAAAATCAGGATCTGCTAATTTCTCGGCATCCATCGCGCTTTTCCAGTTCTGCTCAATCTGTTGTGCCTGATGTTCGCGAGACATGTTAAATGCCTCTTGCCTTATCAATCGCTGGATATCCTCCGGCGATTGCTGCTGCATTCCCCCCACATTCTGGGGTTGAGCCTGTTGCTGTGGAGTTTGAGCCATCCTACTTTCGTATTCTGCCCTCACTCTAGCTTCGGCACTTTCAGCGGCTTTTTTCTCTGCTTTTGCGGTTATTCCCCGCAATTCAGATTGTGAAAACATCCTTTCAGCTTGAGTCTTTTGCTGACTTTCTGCTGATCCAGCACTTTCAGACTGTGTTTGCGTAACTGGGGCATCAATAGTTCCCTGGTTTTGCAAGCCACCGTCAATAGCTTGTACGTTATCCATTCAAAACCTCTTATTAGCCATGATCCAGGCCGTGGTAGACACCTCTTGGATTGCCAAGTCATCCTAGTTTTCGTCTCTCTAGGCAGAATAATCCTCCAGGCTTAAGCTCCTGGTAGCTATGTATATATTTATTCATATAGCAATTTGTCGCGCAACTTATTTCATGTAAATTTTAACGAAAGTTTAATGCTTAGATTCCGTAATTAACTTACCGCCATTTATGATATAGCTATGAAACCACATCATGGCTTCCTGAATTCTGGTAGATGAATTCATTAAGGCCGGATTTGCTTCACATTGCATGATTAACTGTATGCCATGGCTGCAAATATCCGAGAATTTACGCATCAGATCTAGTTGTTCTTGGGTAGGTTCTCTATATGTTATTTCATCTGACATTATTTCTTCCCCTTCTTTTTAGGAATTTTTGCGCCTGATTTGCGAGCCTCATTCAGGCTGGCAGCAATAGCTTGTTTTGGAGGATATCCACCAGACTCCATCTCACTTATATTTTTACCTATTATTTTTTTACTTTTACCTTTCTTTAACGGCATTTATATACCCTCCACAATTTTATCTTTAGGCCAATTTGGATCTAAATGTTTATATTTAAATTCAGGATTTAGAATATACTTTCGGAGTTTTCTACCGCCACTTCCATCACTCTCTAAAATACAATCGATATACTTCCAAGTAGTAGTATCATCCTTTTTATGTGGCCATAACTGAAACATTTTCTTAGATCTGCTTTTAACCTCTACATCTTTCGTCATTCGATATTCCCTCCTTAGTCATTCTTCCCATCGTGACATTCTTCTGCGCTCTTACTTTCGTATTATCAAAAACCCATATTTCTCCAGTCTTATCCATGAAAACAACCCATTTGAGATGATGCTCACAGGAATAATCTATTAAGAATGTGGCAAGACCACACTCCTTTGTTTCTGTAATGTAAACTGGTATTGGAGGATCAAGCTGCAATATTGTCATTAAATACCTCAGTCTCGATTACAGATTTGCAGTTAATACATATCTTTATGATTTGCGAGATTTCTTTTTTTTCTTTTTCTTTACCTTTTTCTTTGATTTCAAAGCTGCAGAAACCGTTTTCTTTCCATTTGTGGGAGCAGTTTTTTGCTTTGATTTTTTGGATGGTGTAGGTAAAACCTCTAGGGATTTGCATTTCTCAATTTCCTTTTGTTTTTCAATTTGTCTCTCGATTTCTTTTTGTCGTTTAATTTCCTTTAATCTGACTATCTCAATCTTCAATTTACTTGCAACCCATTCAGGTTCATATCCTAGTAAATTGCAGTAGTAGCAAAATAATAAATCATGTTTATTAATGAATCTTTCAGCGCCATCACAATCATTAACTCTTAACTCAGTTACTGCATCACTAATGGCCTGATTAAAGATTGATGAGACAAGACTTCTATTCCCATCATAGTTATTTTCATGAGGTGAATAGTCTATTTGATATAACCAAAGCGCATCCCTGGATTGATTCACAATTTATTCCTTATTTAAGTTCCCTTTCAAATTTCTTATTTTCCTTTTCAAGCTTTCTATACATCGTATCTTCTTTCTTCTCATGTTTTTTCACTTTATCCTTAAGCGCTCTCTTTGATTTGAGAGATAGACTTCTTTTCTTTGACTTCATAATTCATTCCTGTGAGTGGGCCGTGAACTTTCTTGATGTAAGTAATACCTTTCAATCTAGGATCTGGACGAGACATCCATAGTAGTTTCTCTCGCGGGATATCATTAATAGCTTGCTGTTTTTTTACAAATTCACTGACATATTTCATTCTTTAACTTCCTTTTTATGTTCAGGCTTAGTTGCCTCATGATGCTTAATAACTAGTTCGCCTAATTCCTTGAATTGAGTATGATCCTGATGATGAGCTTTCATTCCTAAATCTGCTCTAGCTCTTACCTCTTCTGCCTCTGCTTTAGCAAACCCTACTTCGAGTTTGTCCTGAGATTCACCAGCTTTTTGCATAATATTCAGACGTTCATTATCAACCTTTTCCTTATCAATGAGCAGTTTCTCAGTCTCTAGAGTAGCTTTTGAGCTAATCTGCTCGCCTTCAAGCTGTAACTTTGTTTCAGCTAATTGTAATTGCTTTGCTTCATTAGCAGCCTGTTGCTCCATGGCTTTTGCTTTAATAACCTCTGGATCTGGCTGCTGTTTCTTCATTTCTGCTTTTTTCTGCTGCCAAGCTTTAACCTTAGCGCGAACAATGTCAGAATTTCTAAATTCGACATTATCAAGGAGAGTCTCAAGGCCAACATCCATCATGAATTCAGAAAATTCAGGAGATACTTTCATCAGCATGGTTAGTTGCTGCAAAGCCTTGTTCTTAGCGACAGAGAAATTAACTCCGGCCTGGACATTTACCTGTATATGGTTGCTTTCATAATTTAGGCTGATACCGCCTTCCTGATTGACCTTTACATTCTTTTTAGTGCCATCCTTAAGAATGACAGGCAATTCTCTCTTGCGCTTATTGATCTTCGGTATCAAATCCACAATCCCATTTGCTAAGGTAGTCAGAGATTGCATGTAGTTAACAATATAAGGGGCTACTGCACCATTTGACATGAGAGCAGCTTCTTCAATAGCATCGCCTGATATTTGCTGTCTATTCTGCGATAGGTCATATGATCCAAGGATGTTCTGGAGCATTTGAATCCCGCCATTGAATGTTTGTACTACCTCTGGCGGTAATCCAACTCTAGGCACAGCTTGAGGTATCGGTAAAGTCTGATCGGGGTTTATATCTGAATAATACTTATGGACAAGTAACTGAGCCTGCTGTGAATTAGTCCAGGCTTCTTGCGCTTCTTCCTGAGTAGGGAGCGCCTCTTCTGCAATCATAAATTTGTGTTGCACCATGCTCTCGAAATCGTTTCCGATAACCTGGCCAGTGAAATTTATTAATCTCTGTAAACCTTCAGTATGATAAATATATGGCTTAGTGAATTGCTCCATATTGGCATTATCTTCATCTTGGATAATGACAGAATCACCATCTACATAGACGATATTATTAATCTTATATAGTGTATCTTTTTCTTCTAGGATAGATGATTCAATAAAGCGTTTACGTCTAATGTGAATAAAGTCCCTTTCATCTTCTTCTATAACGGCTGGCGGTTGAGCAGCATTTCCTGCAGCATTCCATTTCTCAACCTCTTTTTCATATTCATCTTTAAGCATCGTTTCATTATTTGCTAGAAGAACAATTTTCTTCTTTGTCTTAACTTTTTGGTAATAATCGCAAATAATAACAACATATTGTTCCTGGTTCCTAAAAGACCAATTGAATAGGCCGTCACTTTTGACAAACTTTAAGGAATCAATATCAACTTTCGGATGTTCCTTTTTAAACTGTTCTTTATCCATGGGAAACAGTTCAAAATAGAATTCAGCATCAGATTTATCTATTTCCTTTGACATAGGATCAAAGCCGACCATCGTATCGTTATATGGCTTGCCTACTTTGATAATCTGGTCAAAACTCATCTCGTTTTCGTATTCTGTCCAATATTTGAGATGGCTGAATCCGCCAGAAATAGAGTTTCTATAGCTGCCATATTGGACGTTCCGCTTCTTTGCATCGTCAAATATATAGCGCAAATGGCCATCTATAAACTCGATTATTTCAGGCTGAATGGGTTTACCAGCGCAGGCAGACACCTCAATAGAAGGCTCTTGTTTACTGAATTCACCGCATTGACGGGATACCGGAGCATTAACGATATTGAACTCTAGAATAGGCTTTTGAGCAGCATTAAGAGAGGATTTATCACTGGCGCTTAGGCCAGTTTTGAATGTGAATTTCTGGAAATCATGGAAGCGTTTAGCATTCGGCTTCCAATAGAGTATAGACCTCTCAACGTTTGCCTTCATTCTAGCAAGGTCATTCTGAGAGTCGTTCTTATCCTGCTTATTGTCTACAATCCCGTAACTCATCCTGATCGCCTGTCATTGCGATTAGGAGATTATAGACTAAGATTTAGTCAGGCGCTAGGGGCGGTTTATTCTCATTCCACCATTTCTCAATATCACTTGGCAACGATAAACCCTTATCCCAATCACTTTTATCATTAGCTATAAGTAATCGTTTAAGCATATCTGCAAGTATTTTGTTTTCCTGAATCAAAAAACTATGATCTGGATTTTCAATGTCGAACTGGTTTATAAACACTAATTTTGCTCCGGCGGTTCAGGTAATGGCATCCAGTGACTAATTCTGCATTTTTTAAGAGGTTCACCATTTTCTTTATGCCATCCAAAAACTTCATCAAGATTTGCTATTGTCACGAAATTTTTTATAGGATCAATGACATTAACTAATACTAATTTGTCATATCCTGGCAAACTTGAATAAACACTAATCCATTCATTCATTTCTCCACCTTCAACAAATTAACAATCATGTTATATCGCTTATCTCTTTCTTGAATGCTAGCAAAATGCTCATATCTGACTAGAAGAGGGGTATTAGGCCTAGATAATGTTCCTTTGATCTTGAAATCCCCATCCTTTTGAATATCATGCGGTAAACACATCATTCCGCTAAATGGTATTGGTTTCATTTGATAATCTCCCAATCATCTGCTGCATAGTGATCCACCATAAACTTAGGAAGTATAAAACCAATCTCACGTAGATGGTCAACATCTTTCGGATTATGCCACGCCCATGCTTGTTTTAAATATTTAATATCAACTATTAGAGGCGAGTCTGGTCGTTTCATTTTAGTTTCATCAGAATATTTCTTAAAAGCTTCTTCAAGTTTCATTATTGTAATCCTTTATTAAATACATCCCCCATAAGATTTCAATATTATATTCTCTTAGTAACACAAATTGGTACTTTGGAATATCATCTAGTCTCATCGTATTCAATTCTCCTGCTATATACTTCCAAAACGTTTACCGGATTAGTCCAAACTTGGACAGTCTCATCAAATTCATTATCTTCGTATACGCAATGGAATGAATGGCTAAACCATTTGTTAAGAGTAATTTTTCTATACTTCATTTTTTATTTCTCCTTAATTTCTGTACCTTAGTAAATGTCTTTAATACATTTTTAACTTTCTGATCTGTTTCAGTCTTTCCTGATGCTGATTGTCTAATTATCATCTTCCGTATTAGAGCTATGTCTATCGCTATCTGGCAGGTATCAGCTATGTCATCTCTCTTATGCACATTGGCTGCTGTGATACTCTTCATATGTCTTATAACCATACCATTATGTTTGCCATATAACGGCAGCGTAACTTGCCGGCTGGCTATATATGGCTGCATCTCAATAAATCGGTCTGTCTTGCTACCATCCGCTACCGATCGCTCTACGTCAATCAATGTTAGCCCTTGACGCTTTTTGAGCAATGACAGTAATGTTGTTCCTGTTGATTTCTTTTCAATAGCGCTGGCAGTAGGCTTAACATCATGCCTGAGACAACTAGCATAGAAATCCATAAATAAGTCTTCAAGGTCTTTGGGTTCCACCCATTCTTCAATACAATTTAGCCAGTGTAAGCCATATAAGTCCAGGTCTATACCCTCATGTTGCAGCTTGTATAGACCCCAAAATGACATAGCGGTTGCATCATTATATTGCTTCTCTGTTTCAGCGCCGTCAAATGTCAAGAATGTAGCTATGATATTCGGCTCTTTATCTAATTGTGGGAACCATTCCTGTTTGAATAAAGCCCCCCCTGCTGGCACTGGTTCCTGTTGATATTGGGCAGAGAATACATATGGCTGCTTCTCTTTCATGGTCAAAAGTTTGCTTTTCGGCATCACCTCTGGATAGAGAGCGTTTCCATTATCATCAAGCGCTTTTAAGTTTACATGCTTCCAGCTCATGCCATCTGCGCCAGCGAGCAAATGGGCGCATAGATCATCCTCATGCAATCTTTGGCCAATAAATACTACGGGGATATTGGCGCTTCTAAGCCTAGTCTCAATCGTTTCAAAATAGTTCTTATGTACTTTCTCTCTGATGGTATCTGAATGGACTTCATCTGGTTTGTGCATATCATCTAGCAGTAGACAGCCTGAGAAGCGATTTAGGCCAGGCAATCCAGCATCACGGCCCACAATACTTCCTTTACTGCCAAAGGCTGCAACAGCCCCTCCATCGGTAGTTTCAAAGAAGTCCTTAGCCGATTGATCCCGTCTGAGATTTATATTAAATAGCTGGCGATATTCTTTTAACTCTAATATTTTCTTAACTGTGTGGGTATGAGTTGCTGCTAGATCAAATGAATGGCTAAGATAGAGAAAACGACAGTCCCCATACCAGGCATAGCAATAGGCTATAAAGAACTGGCATAGTGTCGTTTTGGAGAATCCTGGGGGGACATTTATCATTAATCTGAGTGTTCTTAATAGGAAAACATCAGTCAGTTCACGGCAAATAGTCTGAGCATGAGGCTCTCTATGCAATGGATTGCTTACTATAAATTCACGTTTGGTAAGTAGTTCATAGAAAAAGCGAGTAAATCCAAACACTGAGCTTAATAGCTTTAGTCTGAGATCATTTAAATCATTTTCTACTTTGTTGAGTTCAGAAGACATTTAGTTGCTAGTTCTTTGGTGTCTGCTAGGATTTTCTCAGCCCTTGAAAGGATGTCCATAACTTCTTCATCTCCTTCCTTCCACTTGGCTCTTGCCTTGAGCCAGAATATATTAGCAGCAGCGTTTCCGGCCTTGGCTAACTTGACTAAATTATTAGCCATCATGCCTATTCCTTTAGACTTTCCGCGCTTTATAGCTTCCGCAAATTCTGGATATTCTTTTTCCTTTTCAAACAAAGTTGAATAACCCATGTCCAAACAATCAGCTATTTCTTCCTTAGTTAATCCAGCAGCGGATAGTGATTCTGCCTTTTTAATCATTTCTTCCGTAATAATGAGAGGAGGTTTACCGACTTTCGCCATTGGCTACCTCATCGAATGTTTGGTTAGTTGACTCTAGTATAGCTTGTTTCTGTGTGAATTTCTGCCATCGCTTGATAATCACATCACAATACTGCGGGCTTATTTCCATTATATAGCATTTGCGGTTTGTCTTTTCGCAGGCGATTAGGGTTGTTCCAGAGCCACCAAAGTAATCAAGTATAGCAGCTGCTTTCTTTCCCCATTTATCAAAAAATGTAGTGGCCAGTTCAATAGGCTTTTGAGTAGGATGACCCCATCTTGTTTTATGTTTTCCTTCCTGACCTGTTTCTTCTCTAGCTTTAGCGCCTTTCCATAATTTTCTAATCATCGAATAATGATGGCGCTCTCTTGACCAGCACAATTCAAAGTCGCTTGCAATGCCATCGACCGCTTCCACGCTTTTATCCCAAACCACCCAAGAACCGCCCCTTGGCAAACAATCAGGATAATTATCAGCACCCCAAATGAATAGCTCATTACTATTGATTGAAAGCGGGTTGTTAATGATTGCATTGAGATCGATTCCTTTATCTTCACCGTAGAATTTAGAAGCTTTACTACTTTTTTCATTTCCATATCTTTTTACATAATCAGTCTCAAGATTGATACCATACGGCGGATCAGTAAAAACCATGTCAGCCTTTTCACCATTCATCAGCATTTCAACCTGATCAATCATTGTTGAATCGCCACACATCAACCGATGTTGCCCTAGAATCCATATATCCCCAAGCTTAGTAATAGCCTCAGCTGCGAACCCTGGCACTTCATCGGGGTCACAATGTCCTTCATTCGATTGCTCCGGATTCCTTATCGCTAATATCTCATCAATAGTAAATCCCGTCTTGATTAGGTCTAATCCAGCATCTTCTAGAAAGTCGAATTGCACATTGAGAATACCAAAATCCCATCCGGCGTTTAGTGCCAATTTATTGTCCTGAATGATATATTGAGCTTTCTTAGCCTCGGATGCGAAGGACAAATCAATTGTTGGAACTCTTTTTAGGCCAAGCTTTTGTGCAGCTAGTAATCGACCATGCCCAGCGACTATCCCATTCTGGCCATCTAATAGAATAGGATTAGTCCAGCCGTTATCTCGGATAGAATCCATTATTTCTTGCAGCTGGAAATCGGAATGTGTTCTAGCGTTCCCGTCATAGGGGATGAGAGATTCAATAGGGAGGTACTTAATACTTAAATTTTCTTCCATTCAGCATTGAACCGTATTTTCTAATTTAGGTTTCCTACCTGGCTTTTTCTTCGGCTTCATCACTTCCATGAGATCTTGTTCTAGATCTTTATCCTTGCCGTCAATCCAGCCGATGCCCCGGCAAGCGGGGCAATCTTTCTCCATGTTGCCTAATCCTTTTATTTGTTTTCTTCCCTGACAGCAATCACATCGAATGACATTCGCCATTATTTAATCCTTTATTTCTTGCTTTCATTGGGCTTATTAGTTCTTTTAGCGCTATTACCTCTATAATCTCCTTTTCGCGCCATTCCTTTTTCTTCTTTAGCAGATCCTACTTTTCCAGTTGCCTTTTTCGCCATCTTCATTGCAAGATGCGCGTCTTTCATATGCTCCATCGCCTTAGCCATGTGATGATGAGCGCCATGTTTTTTTGCCATTTCAGTCTCTCCGAGTAAGGTTAAAAATTCATTATATAGTCAATAAACTAGCGATGCAATTTTTAACCAACGTCTTTTTGAGGTGCGCCATCCCAGGTTAAGTTAATCTTAATTTCCATATTTCTAAGTTTATTTAGATTATCAACGAATGGTAAATAGCTACCATGCGTTTTTTCAAGTGCCTCTAGCTTACTCTGAAAATCAGGATCAGATAAAATTGTATGCCCTAGAATAGTTAAATTACCAGGATGTACACCAAAGGCAGAGCCTAATATTGATAGAGCAGTCGTTGATCCAATTCCGAGGTTTCCGGTTAAAACAGAGAAAATAATAGGAGAAAATTTCTGGATCAGGGGAATAGCATCTGCCAAACCTTCGGTTACGATAGACATTAATTATCCCCTTTTCCATAGCTTCTATTAAGCCATCCATCGAGATATTTAGATTCCTTCGGCTGCTTTTCTACGATAATTCGATATTCTCCGGCCCTCTCAGATCTCATCGCGGGAAGGAGATAGGATGAACATTGATTGATTAAGGAGATGGTTTTATTCCCGAGGATGCCATCGTCAATGACCGAAGTTCTATCTTTGAGGACAGACCAGCACGCTCTTTGGGCGCACTTAATAGCAGGAGCAATACCCATGTTGACAGCCATATCAAATATAAAATTACAATTATTTTGATTATTAATCGAGCAAAATTCGGCGTGATCCCAAAATTCTCCTCTATACACCTCAATAACTTGTTCAATTTTCAAGTCCCTTATTGTATCTTCTGTAATATAAACTGGAATGTTATAAGCCCTGAGTTTTTCTGGTGCTATGGATTTCAAAAATCTAAATGAGATCCCGTATTTCGTTATGCCTCCTGGGTCATTTGGATCCTCTTCAAGCTCCTTTTCTTTCCCAATAACATACTCAACAGCAATCTTAAATTCGCTCATCCTTAAGTTCCTCATCTAATATCTCCATACAGGTTATTCTATCGTAAGGCTTAGAACAACTATTACAAACGTAATAAATGACGGATTCATCGCCATCTTGAACAGAGAACTGTTGTCCGCAGCAGCTGCTTAGCATCGGTATCATTAACAGTAGGAGAATTAAAAAAATACCCCTATTTATTTTCAATAGGGGCAAACCTTTTTGCAGAGGAGAAACAAACATCTTACTCGGAGGGATGTTATTAGAAGTATCTTTAACCCTAAAATTCTTTATCATCCCTATAATCAACCGTCAGTGATTACTATAATTTATTGGTCAGGTATGCTTCCGTTACCTGGATAGCATGATCACAACCATAAGTCATGGTCGCATAGTGACCAGCTTTATTCAAGCGATCTATCCACATTATCTGTTCTTTTCTCTGTTTTTTACCTCTTTCATCGCGTGTTTTCATTTCAATAAAAAGTGAATGAAATCGATTATTAGGTAAAAACATAATAAAATCTGGGAAGCCACGAGGAAGGCCACCAATTCGTTTAAGTCTCTTTGCGTAACCGATGGATCTTCTGCCTTCATTCGCAAAGTGAACCATATAGTCCTTAATAGCCGGAATAAGTTGGGTATATTCATAGAAGGCTAAAGACTCCTGATATTCATCAGCAATGTTCCACGAAGAACGTCCTGTATAATTCTTGACTATTGCACTCTTGAATTGCATCCCTTATAAATCCTCTTGTCAGGGGCAACGTCTTGCCGATTTAGCCCCTGCCCTAGATTGGCCGTCAAGCCTGTGCGTACCCTATACGCAATAGTGGCCCTAATCCTGCCACGGTCTAGCACCGCTACGCAGATGGAAGGACATCTGAAGCGTAGAGGTGAATCCTAGATGCAAACACCTTAAACTACTTATTAAACTTTTCCAAATAGTTTTGTTTCTCAGCATTCATGAAAGTTACGTACTGCAGCATCAATAGAGCGCGTTTAACGACCTGTGTCGATGTTTCTTGGAAATGGGCCGTCAGTTCATCTAAGTCGCGTATATCGCCTCTCGTGAGGCTTAGGGATATGCGTTTAACGGTAGTCGGCATTATTCAAACCTCGCAAAATCACTATATGGCCTATTTCCGAAGGAATAATTCCATTCGTACATATCTTCAGATCTCAGTTTTTCAAAGTGAGCCATAGTTTCTTCATCGGAAGTGAAGTTTTCCTTAATGTATTTATTCAAGGTTCTCGCTTTTTGTCCTGCTACCTTTTTACTGCAATGGGCTGATATCGTGAATCCATTATTCAATTTTACTACGAAGTTAAAATTCTCTGGCCTTTCAAGATTGCTATGTCTCGTTGCTTCCTGAACGGCTATGGCCTTAATTTTCATCTCGTACTACCTCATAGCTAGTTAATATGCATCGCATGGTAACACTATGAGAAGCATCCTTCAAGACTTATCAACAGAAACAGTGGATAAGTCTGTTAGCAACCGTGAAACATTAGCCAGTCCTATAGTATTTCATCATTTCAAGGTGCTTTCTGGCTGCTTCGTCAGGTGTTTCACAGCGATAGCCGTAGCTTGTACTTTGTTTAGTCACATCTGCTAGTGGAGGATCTTGCTTTTGGTTTTGAAAAGACGAAGCCCTGCTTTTATTAATATTATTATTATTAATATTATTATTATTATGTCTCGCTGTAGCGAGGGGGGGGGTCTCGCTGTAGCGAGGGGGGGGGTCTCGCTGTAGCGAGGGGGGG